CGGTTGCGGCGCGCACCGGAGATGTTGTATTAGCGCACACCGACATCACCGACTGGAACACCAGCGCGGCAACCTCTGTCGCGGGCCGCGTCGGCGCCGTCGTGCTCACCCACAGCGACATCACCGATTGGGCTGCAAGCACACAGTTCTTAGCGTTGACCGGCGGCACTCTCACCGGCGGCGTGACGGCACCGTTTTACAACGTGCCAGGAACAACCGGCGTCTTTCAGGGATCATTCGATCCGCATCGCGCCTACTACCCTGATGACGGCACGGTCGGCGGCGCGATCTATACGACCGCGAACTTTCGGTTGTTTACCAATAGCACGGCGCTCTGCCTGCAAACGAGCGGCGCAGACATCACCGGCTCAGGGCAGATCCAGGCGATCGGTAACCTGCGTAGTCAGAACGGGCATGTTTGGCTGCACAGCGCGACCGACAACGTCGATTGGTGTCTCTATGTCGATGGCGACATGTTTCGCGTCTATCAAGCCAACGTAGGCGACAACTTTCAAGTCTACAATAACGGCGACATACATGCTCGCTCAGCGGCATACGCGACGCAGTACAACATAACAAATGGAAATGTTTGGCTTTATAACCGCGGTGATGGCTGGTACGGGTTTAGCGGCTCCTTCCGCGTTCCTGATTTCTATTCCGATGGCAACGTCAATACAGCCGGTTCGCTCTATGCTGCTGGCGCAAGGTCCATCACGAATGACGGCACTTATATGCAGCACCTCGATCCCAACGGCAACGTCGGGATGTATATCGGCGGCAACAGCACCCGCGTAACCTACTACCGCAACACCACCCACAGATTTGATAACAGCGACGCTGCCGGTGGTGCGGAGTTCGCCTATATAAACAGCCTCGAGATACACAGCGGCAATCAGATCAGCGCGGCAAATCAGGTATGGACATCCACCTTTATGCAGGCCAACAACGGCGGCACTGCGTTTTATGCGCCGAACGGTAATGTCGTTTGTCAGTCGCTGATACAATCCGATCGACGGCTCAAAACCAATATCGCCGATAGCAGCATCGGCCTCGACGCGATCCTCAGTCTAGCGCCTAAGACCTTCAACCGAATCACCAGACCCGATGAGACAGAACTGGGTCTGATCGCCCAGGAGGTGGCGGCAGTCCTGCCCTATGCCGTCTCGACCTGCGAACTGGCGCCCGAGGACGCCAATCTGGGGATTTACTATTCGGTCATCACCACGGCGTTGATCGGCGCGGTAAAGCAGTTGGCCGCTGAGGTCGCCGCATTACGAAAGGGAGCAGCATGACCGACTACAATGATGTACCTGCGGTCAATGCGCTGTACCTCGAACAGCAGCAAGTGCAGAACGCAATAGATTTTCTGGCAAACGGCGGATTGATTAGCTCGATGACGATCGCGCCACCAGCGCCTGACCCCGGCCAGCCGACTGCGCCGCTGTTTGCGATGCCGGTGCCGATCATGCTGCCATCGCCCAACCCGCCCGACTTAGTTGATACCGCGATGTCGGCGCTACAGGCGCGCGAAGATGCGATCTACCAAGAACTCGCCGATCTCGGCGTCACCAATCCGCCCGCGCGGCGGAACCGCTAAACAAAGGAGGAGATCATGCCGGAACCCGTCGCACCGACCCAGCCCTTCACGATCACGCTAGAAGCACAAGCCTGGAACGGGGTTCTGGGCGCCTTGTCGGAAGCACCTTATCGCGTCGCCGCGCCCTTGATCCAGGCGATCAGCCAGCAGCTTCAGACGCAGGCCCCGCAGCCTAACGGCATGGGCGACATGTCGATCGCGCCACCGCTGCAACAGCCACACTGATGCGATACCGCAAGCTGACCACGTCAGGTGATATGCAATTTGGACACGGCGCGGGGGATTTCTGGCACGACCAACCGGACGGGGTCGGGCAGAGCGTTAAGACGCGTCTCTTGTTGTTTTCTGGCGAGTGGTTTCTCGACACTATCGCCGGCACGCCGTGGGGCGGGTTCCCGTTGAATGATCTCGTCGTGCAACAGGGCCGCATCTTGGGCGAGCACAGCCAGATCATGAGCGATGCGGTTATTCGCGAGCGCATCCTCTCAACAGACGGCGTCACGGGGATCGCGGTCTATGGCAGCTATCTCGATCCCAACACCCGCGCCTATTCCGTCAATGCGACGATCGACACGATCTACGGCCGCGCCTTTACGTTGACGCTAGCCGCGCCGCTGAACAGCCCGCCAAGCATTCATGTCAGCGCCGCCCCAGTCATCGCCATCATGCCGCAGCGTTTGCCAGGGCCGCCGCTTCTGCGCCGCCTGCCGCGGAGGTAATTCATGGCTGTTCCGGTCACCAGCATCGACGCCAATGGCGTCTCGGTGCCGCTGTTTGCTGATGTGCTGATTTATCTGCAAGAGCAGTACCAGCAGATCTATGGCACCGACGTCGATCTCGATCCCGACACGCAGGACGGCCAATGGGTCGGGATTCTTGCCGCGGCGATCAACGACACCAATCAAACGATTGCCGCGGTCTACCAGGCCTACAGCCCCTCCTTTGCGCAGGGCGCGGGGCTCAGCTCGCTGGTCAAGATCAACGGCATCCGGCGGCAGCGCGCCTCGACGAGCACGGTCATTGTCCGCTGTATCGGGCAAGTCGGCATCGAGCTTGGCAACACGACGGTCGGCGACAACCTGAACCTCGGCACCGTCTGGCAATTACCGGTCAGCGCGATCATCCCGCCGGCCGGCGAGATCGAGGTCACCGCGACATGCACGGCCATCGGCGCAGTCATCGCCGATGTCGGCACGATCACGATTATTATAACGCCGGTGCCGGGGTGGCAAACCGTCAACAACCCGTTCCCGGCGATCATCGGTCAGCCGATCGAGACCGATGCGCAGCTCCGACGCCGCCAAACACAATCGGTCGCCAACCCATCGCAAACCGTTGTGCTGGGCATTCAGGGCGCGATCGAAAACCTGCCTGGCGTGCATCGCGTCATGGTCTATGAAAACCCGACAAACGCGCCGGATGTCAACGGCATCCCAGCCTATTCGATGGCCGCGATCGTGGAGGGCGGTGATGTCCAAGAGGTCGCGCAGGCGATTGCCTTGCGCAAGACGCCGGGCTCACCGACCTACGGCACAACCAATGTTATTGTCTATGACACGCGCGGCATCCCGGCGCAGATAAACTTTTTTCAGCTGGCGCTCGTCGCGATCAACATCACGATCTCGATCAAGGCCCTCGCCGGCTACAGCGCCTCAATCCAGCAAGAAATCGTCGATCAAATCATCTTGTATATAAATACGCTGCCGATCGGCTACGACAGCTACTACACCAAGATGATCGCTGCGACGCAGCTGCCGGAACCCGATGGTCTGACGTATGATGTGACCGCCGTGGCGCAGGCACGCGACAACAACACGCCGGCCGCAAGCGATGTGCTTATTTCCTATATCGAGGCGGCATATACCGATGCCACGCTGATCACGATCACGGTTAGCTAAAAGAGGGAGACCGCGGACATGAGTGGACTGACGAACTACACATCGCAGGGGTTGCTTAACCACATCACCGGCAAGACCGCGATGGCCGCGATGCGGCCCGCTTATGTCGCGTTGTTTAGCGCGGTGGGGCTCGATGATGGGACCGGGTTCACCGAGATCTCTGGCTCGGCTTATGCGCGCGTTACGACCGCGGCCGCTGATTGGGCGACGGCGAGCGGCACCGCTCCGAGCACAGTATCAAACGCCAACCCGCTGGTATTTCCCACTTCGACCGGCTCCTGGGGCACGATCGTGGGGTTTGGTGTTTATGACGCGGCGACAGCGGGTAATCTCATGGCATGGGATTATTTCGGGTCGTTTGCCTGGTTCCCGGTTTCCGTCAGCGCTGCCTCGCCAGGGGTCATTACCCAGCCCAGGCACGCCTACCTCAACGGCGATACGGTCATGTTTACGACCGAGTATGGCGGCACACCGCCGACCTTTAGCCAGGGCAATTTTACCGGCGTGTTAACCGTCGCCAACGCGCTAACCGATACGTTCACGGTCACCCAGACCGGCACCGCGGTGAACACCTCGACCAGCGGTGACGGCATGGTAAGAAAATTTACCTCGCAAGCGGTCGGCGCAAACGTCCAAGCCACATTTCCGGCAGGCTCGCTGGTTATCTCGCTTGCCTAGATGATCTCGGCGCGCACCGTCCAAAATATCGCCGGACGGATAACGGCGGCTGGATCGGCGCGCGCACCGCGCCTTAGCCAAGTCCTTTCCGGAAGGATGACGGCGAAGGGCGCAGGACGCGTTCTGTCGTTGACGTTGGCGTTTTCAGCGCGGATCAAAGCCACCAGTCAAATCCGCTCCGGGTACTTTGTCACCCGCAGCTTTGCGATCCGCATCACCAGCACAAGCCAGACAAGCTCGAATTATGTCGGCATCCAACGTGTCTCTGGCCGGGTAACCGCAAGCAGCTCGGGGCTCGCGCCGCGGCCGAGCCTGGCGGCGGTCTTTTCGGGATCGATCAGCGGCGCGGCACGCGGCCGGTTTGCCTCGCCCTATGTCTGGGTCACGGGTCGCGTTGCCGGCGTCACGCAGGCGCGGCTGGACCGATACAACCCCGGCTTCTTTGCGCGGATCAGCGCCGCCGGGCAAATCCAAACCCGC